CAAGGACCAAGTGGCGTTAGCGACTTAGCCCATCCAGAGTATCTACCCAATTGAATAGGTACGCTGGAGTCATTGCAGTCGGGACATACCGACGCGTCTTATGGACGTATCGGCTCGCTACTATCACACTCGACGTTGCAAGCGCAGCATCGGAGTGACTTCCGTATTGAGAGGAATTAAGCTGGAAGTAAAAACCAGCATTACTCTTCGATACGTGAATAGGGGATCTTATGGCGGTATGGCTCCTCTCGAGGAACCACAAGAAATAAGACCGTCTCCCTGCCGTAATACGGCGCACCTGCGTTGGCCCATAGCCCTTGAACCCGGGGAAACCAAAACTTGGTCCTTCGAGTACAGAGACTTGGTGCCCAATAACGAAGAGCTTTCTCTGTCTCCACGCGTAACCTGGTGTTATATAAACGCCAGAACGCGAGTCTTCGTTCCAAGGAACTAAGCGGAGACGTAGTCGTACCACTTCACCGGCAGCCCAATCCCATAGAGGGGAGGGTCCCGGAATAGAGGCGACAAGGCCGTTTATGGCATGTGACCACCCTGGGAAGTCTGTGTCTTTTGGACACTCTCTCAGATAAAAGGGAGTTACTAAGCTACCCTTATAGTAGTCACAGCCACAAGATTCGCGGAAACGCGAATCAGGGTTGACAAATGATTTCTCACTGTTGACCCTAAAGCCGAGAAAGTTCAATAACTGCGTGAGAGACTGAGCGTAGTGTGTTTCGATAGCAATATCGTCGCCATACACTGAGTACTGTCGTGAACCGACAGCACGGCACGCAGCCGCGAAGATCAGCGTTTCAAGGGAAAAGGTGTATCCATTACCCATGGATGCATACTTGGCATACTTGCCAGAACCCCAGGGAGCGCTGTACGACGATGAACGGAATGAGTTAAAAACCTTAAACCATTCATCAGGCAACAACCACCCTACAGCATTATAGCTGAGAGTGTCCGATGCCATCTCAAGATCGAGCGTAGCAAAAGTTCCGTCGATGGAACCAATGCGCGCCTTCTCCTGGTTGTCGTATTGAGAAGACAAGTTGACCCTCCACCTCTTCAGTTTTTCCTTGAGAAACGAATCTAAGGATAGCTGGAAAGGGAGAGAATGGGTCGGTTCCTTCGCAATCGTGCGAAAGGTCTTCCAATTCTTCGGTACGAGGACAAGAACATTACGCTCTACCCTCG